AGTTTAAATAGTGGCGACACGTGTCCTATATATATATGAGGATATATATTATAAGTTACTCATATGTTACTTATAAATTATCTGGTTACGGACCTTTTAAACTCTCGAGAGGTTGTTAGTCCGATATGCAAGAAGAAATTATTGTTAGGCGACCACGTTGTTTCTTACCGAAACAGGTGCAGGTTTTCAATCTTGTTTTTAATGAGAATAAAGATGACAAAGGTAAGACTATAAACAACTATGTTTTATACTCAGGTGCTTTTGGTAGTGGTAAAACACTTCTTTTAGCACACGTTGGTATAAAAGCTGCATTAGATTATCCTGGTAGTATAGGATTCGTTGGTAGTTTAACATATAACCAGATTAGAGATGTTGTTTTTAGAAAGTTCTGTCAAGAAGTTGATTTATATCAAAAATCTTTAGATGAAGCAAATATACCTGTTAAAATAGTAAAAACAATTACAATGTCACCAGGAAAAATGAATATTGTTTTTAATAATGGTTCTGAGATATGGTTCAGGTCATGTGATAATGAGAGAAACTTAGCAGGTAAAGATTTAGATTGGTTTGCTATAGATGAGCCTGTTGATGTTGATGAAAGCGTTATGACACAGTTAATAGGAAGATTAAGACATGATAAAATGTCATTTCATTTTGGCGTTTTAGCAACAAATCCAGGTGCTGAGAATCATTGGCTTTATAAATATTTTTTTATGGATAAAATACCAGGATATTTCGTTGTTGAAACAAGTACATATGATAATATTTTAATACCAAATTATGATGCATATATAACCAGCATGAAATCAAGATATGATGCGGATTGGGTTAGACGTTATTTAGAAGGTAAATGGGGTGCATTTTCTGGTCAGATTTATAAAATGTTTAATATGGAGAAACATGTTAGAAAATTCGATATAGAAGATTTTACAAATATTGATAAATTTATAGCTGGTGTTGATTTCGGTATTCGTGACCCATGTTGTATTTTAATAATAGCACAAACTGTAAATAATAATTTATATGTTGTTGATGAATATTATGAATCTGAAAAATCATCAACTGAAATAGTTAAACAATTAGTATTATATCATAAAAAATACAAATTTAATAGAATATATTGTGACCCATCTGCTGCCGATTTAATAAAACAGGGATTTGATAGAGGACTACCAATTGGTAGATTTGAAGGGGATGGTAAAGTTATATCGTTTGCAAATAATCAGGTTCTACCTGGAATATCCCTAGTGCAAGCGATAATAAAAAATGATAGATTAACGATAAATTCTAAATGTAGAAATTTAATAAGGTCATTATTGGCATATAGATATAAACAAGATGGCGAACAACCATTTAAAGACGATGACCATGCTGCTGATGCTTTAAGATATGCTGTTAGTGATTATAAACCATTTTCAGATTCTATATTTTTTAGTTGTGGTAAATGGCGTAAAAAAAGGTGGCATTAAAAATGGGTAAAACATTAATCGACATATTGAGTGAGTTTTCTACAAAATATATACGTAAAACAAAAGAAGAAAAAAAGACAATAGAAGATATCTTAGCATTACCATCAGAATATAATTTAAGAAAGTATAAAAAAGAAGATTTAACACAGAAAGATAGAAGAGAACTCGCACTCGAATGTCCATTATTTATGAAGGGAACGTTAAAAAAGAATGGGGATACTGTTAGAGCCTGGTTTAGATTAATGAGAGATGATGGTGGAAAAGTTCCGCAAAAAGATATAATGTTATTACGTCAATTTGTAAAGCGTTCTAATTTAAAAAGAAAATTTATGTTAGCTGGTATATGTGCTGATGTATATGGGGATGGTTATTTATTAATAAAATTTTTAGAAAAGGGTGGTAGTGAAAAATTAGCAACACCTGTTGATGTTGGAACAGAGCCAATAGATGTTGTTATGATAAATCCAGAAAATATAACTGAAATGGCATATAAAAAAGGAGATACTACAACATTATATTATCATTATGTTAATAATTCAAAAGGTGAGGATAAATTAATACATCCAGATAGAATATTGCATATTAAAACTATAGAATTACCATTTGATTCTTTTGGAATTTCAAAAATAGATATTTTAAGAAATATAATTATATCAAATGCTGATATAGATATAGCAACTGGTGATATATTAAAATGGTTTAGTCATGGTATTCAAGTATTAACTAAAGAGGGAATGACAAAAAATGAAAGAACAAAGGCAATAGAATTATTAGCAACGCATCCTAATTATTTTGCATTTTCTGAAAAATATAAATTGGATGTCACAAAACCAGAATCAATAAATCCACAATATTTTTATGAATGGCTTGAAATATGTATAGCTGCTGTTTTAGTTATGCCAAAACATGTATTAACAGGTGTTCAAGTTGGTAGAGTAACAGGTGCAGAAATAGGATATGGTGATTATTATAGAGATATAAAAGATACACAAGATTTAGTATATACACCACTATTAAATAAATTATTTAACTATTTATATAAAGCTTATGGTAGAGAATTTGAATATGATATTGAATGGGAAACTATTTATATTGATGAAATGGCTGAAGCTGAATTAATGCAAAAAAGAGCAGATGCCGTATCAAAATTATTATCATCAAATAGAGTTATAATAACAGATAAGGAAGCAAGAGAAATTATGTCAGAGGGTAAAATATATTTAGAACCAGAAATCCCATTACCAGAACCTGATTTTCCAGATAGAAAACCAATACCACCATCTAGACCGATGAATGAAGATAACATACAAGAAGAAATTGAGATGGATTTAGCGATAAAAAAAGAAAAAGAATTAGGAAAAAAATTATTACAAGAACAAGAAGATTTATTTAAAGATGATAACAATGACAACTCTTAAAGAGCAATGTATGAAAACAGGAATAAAAGAACGTGCATATAGAAGAAAACTTAAAATACCAAATGATATTCCAGTACATAAAATAAAATTAAATCCAGATAAAACATGGGAAATTATAGAGGAATAATATGACGGTAACGGTAACAGGAATAAAAGAATTAAAGGAATTCTTAAAAAAAATCACGAATATAAAAACATTAGATTTAATGATTAGAGATATGGCATTAGATTCAGCCAAATTGGCACGTGAATATGCACCTGAAGATACAGGAAGAATGGAATCAAGTATATCTGTACATAAAATAACAGAAGGGGAATATGCATTAGTGTGTAATGTGCCATATGCAGTATTTAATGAATATGGTACATATAATATGCCAGTTGGAAATATAGAGCAACCTTTGGAAATTACAAGCACTAGCGGAAAAAGAGCATATAGACCATTTATAAGACCTGCGGTATTTCAGATATTATTTAATCTGAAACAATATATAAAAAAATATCAGTTTAGTAATAATAAAATACTGTAGAGGAATAAAAATGAAAGAAATATATATATGCGGTAGAGCAAAATGCTGCCCGAAGCTGGTTAAGGAAAAAAATTACTGGAAAATAATCGATGACTTTGGTGGTTCTGTGAAAATGACAAAAACACAACTTCAGCAATTAGCTGATACTATAGATACGAAGGTGTAATAATGTCACACAGACGTAAGATACAAGAGTTAAAAGATGCAGATAAAAAAATAGTAGATTCAAAATCAGAACTGGTTAAACCATTAGAACCCAAAGATGGTAGAAATTTACAAGAGATGATAGATTTAAGTAATACATATGCAACACTATTAAAACAGTATAATCAATATGATGTTATGATAACAGTTTTAAAAAAGAGAAAGGCACAGTTCACATCTGGTGAACTAAAACCACCAGTTATGATAACAATTTCACACAATATGTCATATGCCGAAAACGATAAAGAAAAAATAATTAACTATTTTAATCAAGAAATAAATAATTTAGAGATTGCTAAATCAGCAGCATATAATCTTGTTCAACATAGACAAGATGAATTTATGGAAGCTGTTATAAGAATATATAGATTTCTAGATGAAAAAGTCAAAGGTAGGGAAGTAACAGAAATAAGAGCAGCGAGAAACCCAAATAAAAAAACAGCAATGGAAGAGAAGAATAATTTAGAAAAAGAACTAGATGAATTAGGTAAATAATATGGCACATATAAAAGCAGCAGGGAAACAAAAAAAACTAATACGTTTATGTGTTTGGCTACTTCGTAAAAAATTAGGCGAATGTGGAACAGCCAAAGCTATACATGATGATATAATAAATTGCGGTAATCCTGCATTAGCGTTTATTAATAATTTAATTATAGAATCAACAGATAAAATAAAATGTGATTGGCAAAAAAATACAATAAATGAACTTAGTGAAATAGGAATATGGATAGGTGCTTATAAAGATACAGCATATCGTGATTGGTTCTTTTATATGCTAGATGATTTTTTAAAACAAGAGAATGTTGAAAAACTTAGAGAATTAATAAAACCATATGTTAAAGAACCTAAAGATTGGCATGTTAATCTTTGGATTGATTCTAAAGAAATGACAAAACAAAAAAGAGAAAAAGGTGAATTATTAAAAAATCAAAAGAGTGAAGCTGAATCAATGTTTACAGCACCATTACTCAAAAAAAAATTATCAAAATTTAGTGATGATGATATTATAAGGTGATATTATGCCTAAACCGTTACCGAATGAAAAAGAAAATGATTATATGAAAAGATGTATACCAATAGTATTAAAAGAAGGTACTGCAAAGGATTCATCTCAAGCAGCCGCTATATGTCATTCTATGTTTAAGAAACACAAAGAAGAGCATGAATCAGAACAAGAAATATTAACATTTGAAGGAACATTAATATTTTCAGAAAAAAATGAAAAAACAGAAATGTCAAAGTTTAAGATTAAAGAAGATGATAATTGGGTTCATTTAAGAGCAACCGCAGTTATCGGTAATAGATTAATGAAAGGTATGTATATACCATATGATGAGTTAAAAAAATCATTAAATAAATGGAACGGTACATATCATGATATCAATCATATGGGAACATCATATCCACATACGGAATATCCATATTATAGACATAATAATGAATATATTATCGGATATCAAGATAAAGCATCCGCTAATGATGAAACAAAAGCCATTGAAATGGATGTTCATATATATAAAAAATCAGTAAAATATGAAGCATGGCGTTCATTCATAGAAATATGCAAAGCGGCAGGTAAAATACCAAATGTTTCTATGAGTATTACAGCAAAAAGAAAAGCAGTAAAGGCAAAAGATATTGGATTTGATAATACAGAATATGGTGATGATGATTATATACCATATATATATGATATCACACCTAAAGCATTAACTACAGCTATGGAAGGTGAGTGCAGCGATAAAGATGGTTGTGGTTTATGTATAAGTAGTGAGAAGGAATGTTCTGAAGATAGTTGTGCATGTGAACAAAAAGAAACAACACCAGAACAAAAGCCTGAAATAAATGAAAAAGAAAAGGAGAGAATAGCATATCTCCAAAGGAGAATAAAAGAATTAAAGGGGGAAAAGAAATGAGTGAAGATTCAGATAGATTAGAAGCTGAGTACAACTCTTTGCTAAAGGAAAAAATCGAAGAAATGAAAGCTGAAAAAGCGGCTGCTAAAAAATTAGAAGCAGATAAATTAGCAAAAGAGAAGGAAGATGCTTTGAAAGAACAAATAAGGGCAGATGTTACTGCCGAACTTAATAAAAAAGTTGATGTTGGAATAGACACAGGTGGAAAAATGACAAAAGAAAAAAGTGATGATGTGGTCAATTTTGCTAAATCATACATTAAGAAACATAAAATAACAGCACCAGCGTATGGTAGTTCTGATTGGTTAGAAGGGCTAAAATTTGAAGCAGAAACATCAAATAGCGGCTGTGAATATGATTTAGATGATTGGACTAAAGAAGGAGTGTTTGCTGATGTTATATGGCAATCATTCTATTGCAAAGGATATCTAGCGGGTAAAGTAACTGTTAGAGGAATTGATTTTGAAAAAGGCGAAGGCTGTAAAGTTATGATAAGGACAGTTGGCAAAAGAACAGCACAGGGTCCATTATCAGCTTGTGAATGTCTTAGCTGTGCAACAAATGCTTTCGGAAGGTATGAAATCGAATTAAGCAGATATGGTGACTTCACAACTGTTTGTGAATTAGATATTTTCTGTACTGGCGATGAGGTAAAAAATCAAATAATTGAAGCTATGTCATCTGGGTTAGCTGAAGCTGTTGATTCACAGATATATAGTGCTTTAGAGGAAGCTGCTGCTGGTTTCGTTGAAACAACTAGCGGATGCTGCGGTAGAACAAAAGACAGTTGTTGCCAGTTCGCTTTTGATGTATATGATTCAATCATAGCATTGGATGCACGTATGAGAAAAGCTGGAAGGAATCCTGATTATGTTATCATGGACCCAACTATTGCAGCTTACTTCAAATACAGAGAATCTAGTTCAAAGATATCATATCCTATAGATTCGTCTATAAGTGATGGCGTTCTTACAAGAATTGGTAGGCTTAAAGTTATTGAATTCCCATGTGCAAATGAATGTGATTCAGAAGCAACAGATTCAGTAGTTGCTATCTTAATTGATTCAAGTCGTGCAGTTGGAGAAGCGTGGGGTAAAAGACCAATAATAGAGCAAGAACGTAATATACAGTGTAATTCAATAGATATTGCAATGCACATGTATCTAGGTATTAAAGCATTAGATGTAAGTGCTATTGGACATATCAAGACACCATCAACATGTACATAGATTGATGATGTTTCATCACACACTCTATAAAAATAAGAGGGATTAAATTCCCTCTAATCTATATTTATCCTCAAAAAGATAAATATATTGGTGCAATTCCAATATGAGGAAATATGATAGCTTGGAAAATTAAATTGGATTGGCAGATTAAAACGCCCAGTGAATTTCTCGCAACAAATAATTTCTATTTGATAAATGGTGAAAAATATTATAGAGTTACAAGAATACTTAGTATAATAGATAAACCAGAACTTAGAAATTGGTATGCAAAATTAGGTCGTGCAGAAGCAGCAAAAACATTAGCTATATCTGCAAACTTTGGAACGATGATGCATAAATTAATAGAGATAACATTAAAAAATGAAGAATTTCATAAAGAAAAATATGATGCTAAAATGATAAATAGTATAGAATTATTTAATAAATGGTTAGATACAAAAAAAGATTTTGTGATAGAATCACTAGAGCAACATCTTTGGAGTTCAAAATATAAATATGCTGGAACATGTGATTGTATTGCTATGATAGATGGTAAAAGATATATTTTAGATTGGAAAAGTAGTAAAGCTATATACAATGAATATTTTTTACAACTTAGTGCATATATGATGGCATTTAAAGAATTAACAGGTCTTGATATTGATGGTGCTTATATTATAAGAATAAGAGAGGGTGAAAAAGAAGAACAGTTTAAATCTAAGGAAGAGCTTGAAAAATTATTTGAAGTATTTAAATCTGCTATCATATTATTCGATTGGAAATATGGTGGTGAAAAATAATGCAGAGATATAAGATATTTTTAGAAACCGAATATGGTGTACATACACAGGATGATAATCTATTTATTCAGATTAAAATAGTTGATTCAAAAACAAATACAGTATCATCACCATCAGAAGTATTAATATCTATATATGACCCAAATAGTGTTGCTATAGTTACAGAAGATGATATGAATGAAGAATCCGATGGTATATATTCATATGAATCAACGCCGACAGATTCAATATACGGTAAATATTTAATAAGGATTAAAACAATTAATGATAGTTGTTTAAAACATTTCACATTCGTTATATTTGAATGGGATATTGTTTCAGAAACAAGAATAGTATTGGGTTCTTATCAACAGAAGGATATATCAGATTATAAACTTTCTTTAATGGCATGGAATGCATATATAGAAATTTTAAAATTAATAGATATGGAATCAACAAATTACGATGAAGAACTTATGCATGAGGCTGTGGCTTATCTTACAGCACATAAGATATTATTATCTCTTAGGAATCTTGATAAGGCAACGATGGCAGATTTACAAACAAATGAGTACAAGATAAAAGATGATGCTAAGAGAATGAAAAATAGATATTTAGATATAATTGAACAAATAACTGACCCAAATATAAGTGCTGGAAATTAATATGACATCGTATGAAACATTTGAACCAAGAGATAAGATAAGAAAATTACTTTCAAGTATTGAAATAGATGATGATGGTATTGAAAAAGACATATTAGAGATTGAAGATTCAAATGGTAATAAAATAAAAATACCTATATATTTAAGTGAAGAAATAAAATCAGATGTATTGCCAAGTTTACCATGTATTGAACTTGGTTTACTTTCTGTATTATCAGAACCGCAGGATATCGCTGCACAAACAAGAAAAAACACTGCGGTAATAGATGTTCACATATGGTATCCAGCAATGGATGATGTGAATCAAGTAGAAATTGGTAAAAAAATAAGTGATTTAATATATCATTTAATAAGAACAAATCAAAGTAAAATAGAAGGAGTATATTTTGCTAATGTTAGAAACACTGGCAGAGTGTTAATCGAAACAAGAGGTCATCAAGTATTTTTTCATAGGATAATGGAAATAACTTGTATGAACTATAGTGAAGTAAGATAAAAAAATTAAAGGGGGAAAAGAAATGGCAGATTTAGGATTACCCTTTCAGGGTACACTAAAATATTGGATTGAAGATGACTATGGTAGTGGTCCAACTGGTGATGCCTTAGGAATATCCGCTAAAGTACAAAACGTTAGGGTGTCTGTAGCTGATAAAAATAGAAAGAGAATAGGTATAGATTCACCTGAAGCAGATTTGGTTACACAAACAACCGATATTTCATTACATGTAGAGTATGTACCACATTGTGATGATACATTACTCAAAACTTGTCTTGATAGAGGAAGTTGTGGTAGCCTTAATTCAATATGTTTTGAGCTTGGATTAAATGTATCATGTCCAACAGCAGAACGGGTATTTCAGCTATTTAATGGTTGTAAGGCAAAATCAGCTAAGATTTCATCAAGTATTAATAACGATTATGTTATTGTTCTTGATTTTTCAGTTAAAAGTAAATCATCACCAACATGTGAAGAAACTGAAGAAGTGGAATCTACACCAACAGGTGAATTATTATCGTTCAACAATGCTGGTTTAATACAAAGAGCAATGCCAGGTGGTGCATATGAGGATATAGCGTTGATACTCAATACCATAGATGTTACAATTGATAATGGTCTTAAGGATTATTATGACCATGCATCTTTAGAAAAACAGTATAGTATTGAGGGAGAACTCGCTATAGACGGGTCATGTGACATATCAATAGATTACGGTGGTACAGAACATCTTAAAGAAGTTTTGAACCAAGATGAGTTCGATATCCACATTGCATTAGGTGGTGACGGTTGTATATATGTTCAGCTACATGGTTGTAGATGGAAATCATCCGATGCTGGACCAGACACATCTGGAGATATTATGATGGAATCAGCACCATTTACCGCAGAATCCGTAACAATCGGAATTGAAGGTAGTTGAATAGTCTAGTTTAATTTGGGGATTTTTATCCCCAATATATATTTTTATACAAGAATATAATTATTTTATACAAAGAGGATGATTATGTTAGATGAATTTTCATTGGATTTTGTGAATAAAGGAAAACCATTCAAAATGCCAAAATGGACAGTTGCGAAACATGAAGAGCTATTAGAAAAAATGATAGAATATGATAAAAAATTAGAATCTGGCGAGATAAAACAGAAGGATTATGATAAGATATATAGAGCAACTATGATGCTTCTTTCATTAAAAGAAATAGATGATACAGTAACAATGGAACATCTTGATAGTATGCATCCCGATGATTTCATAGAACTATGGACAGCTATTTATTTATCTGGTAAAAAGGGAATAAGGGCGAATTCGGATTTTCAGAAAGGGGAGTAGAATCCCCATCAGATAGTTTTCAGACGCAACTGGATAATATAAAAGAATGGCGTTATATACTTTATTTAAAAACTGGTAATATGAAAGACATATTAGAGCTATCATTAACTGATTTTATATCCATAATACAGATGATGATTGACAATAAGAACAGAGAAGAAGGAAAACCAGTTATTAAAAAACTTAATGATAAACATAAAAAGTTAATTGAAAAATATAGGAATAAACAAAAGAAGTGATGTCATATGGCAGATGATATACAACAGAATATTAATATAAACTATAAGACAAATATCGAAACGATGACAGTTAAGACTAAACAGTATAATGCTGAATTAGGAAGAACTGAAATATTAACATCTAAGTATGCAAAAGATTTATCAATGCATCAGAAACAATACGCATTACTTGGTGAATCTGTATCATCTACTGGAAAGAAAGTAAATATGTTTAGTGGACAGCTTAATTCATTAGCTATGCGTTTCGTTGGTTTACAAGCTGTCGTTTCATATGCACAAAAAGGTTTTCAGGAATTAAAACAATGGGTATCTAAAAGTATAGACGAATTTAGACAATTTGAGTATAAAATGGCAGAGGTTAAAACTTTAATGACAGGTATAACTGAGGATATAATACCAGCTATGGAAAAAGGTATTGTTAATCTATCTATAACATATGGTAAATCAGTTAATGATTTAACAAAAGGTTTATATGAGATTATATCAGCAGCTATTCCAGCAAAGGATGCAATAGGATTATTAGATACTGTCACTAAAGCATCAATAGCTGGATTAACAACAGTTACTGGTGCAGTTAGAACATTCACTGGTGTTTTGAATGCCTATGGCTTATCAGCAGCACATGCACATGAATTATCTGACCAGATGTTTATGGCAGTTGTTAGGGGTAACTTCACATTTCAAGATTTAGAATCAAGTTTAGGGTATGTAGTACCAATAGCAGCTAATCTAGGTGTTAAGTTTGAAGAGGTTGCAGCAGCACTATCATCAGCAACAAGACAGGGTCAGCATATAGATTCAGTTACTAGAGGTTTAGGTCTTTTAATGCAGGGAATTATAGACCCAACGAAAGAAGCTGCCGAAGCTGCTAGAAAGTATGGTATTGATATGACAGCTACCGCACTCAGAGTTAAAGGATTAAAGGGTTTTTTTGAAGATGTAAATAGAGCAGTTGATGAGTTCGGTTCACAGATACTACCAGAGCTTATAGGGAACATGCGTAGTTTAAGAGTAGCTATAGCATTAACTGGGGATAAAGGTCTTAAAGGTTTCACAGGGGATTTAAATCTTATGCAAACTGCGGCTGGTAGAACAAATAAAGCACTTACTGATATGATGAACACACAAAAAACAATGGTTGATATACTTCAACAAAATATGGAGAATTTAGAGAGGGGTATTGGTGAAGCATGGTCAGGATTCGATATATGGTGGAAAAAAACACAAATATGGTGGGGGACTTTACTTTCTGGTGGAGATGCTGATGCAGCAGTTAGAAAAATAGATGATGCATTTAAAAAGATAAAAGATTCATATATACAGAATATTGTTAATACAGTAGATGAAACAGCAGATAGAACAATATTCGATAAACTTATGGATTTCTATGGAAAAACAGAACAACTAAGTAAGATAGCGATAAGTGATATATTTAGCGGTAATAAACTAACAGAATATATAGATGTTAGTGATAATATAGAACAAATGGCTAAACTTTCAAAGGATGCAGATGATTTACTTTTAATATTAGGACAAATACATGATGTTTCAAGTAAATCAAAAGGCGAGCTTTTTCAAACAGTATTTAGTATGATGTTTAGTGCTGGCACAGGCAAAAGTTTACCAACAGGTAAAACTGCTGCAACGGGCATGGAAGAATATGCATATACTATAGATGTTGTTAATAAAAAATTAGAAAATTTAGGTTTAACTAACTTAAATGCAAATATGACAATAGAAGATTTAGGAGAACTTATAGGAAAGATTAAAACAAAATCATCTGAATATTCAACTGAACTCGATGAACTTGTATCAAAACAGCAAAAACTTGCAATAAGTGCCGATGATTTAAAAGTAGCATTTGAAGATATGCATACTTCTATATCAGATACTAAAACAAATATAATGATGTTGAAATCTGAGATTGCCGATTTAGAGAAACAAGTTATAATACCATATAAAGGTTTTGAGGGTAGAATGGGTCATCAACTTGCTGTTATGGTTAAACAAGCAGGTTTTGATGAGTTTAAAGAATATTCAGAAATGGGAATTAAATATGGTGATGAATATATAAAGATGCTATCTAATAATGTACCATCTGCTATAAAGACATCTATTAAAACAATGTATGATTATGTTAGAGCATCTGAAGAGATGACAATCGCCGATAAAATAAGAAAAGATGGATTAGTTGAACTAGAGATAGCAATGAAGAAAAATAATTTAGAGATAATGAAGTTACAACTTGTTGGTATGATGAGAAGAAGAGGAAATACAAGAGCAGAACAGAAGATAATCAAGAAGTTGGAAATGGATAATTTAAAGAAAAGAATAGAGATAATGAAATCTGAGTATGAAGCAGAAGTAGATAACATGGATAAAAGATTATCAACACAAGAGATAGCATATGAGGAAGCTAAGAAAATAGTTGAAGCATATACAGATGCAGAGAGATTTGCATTATGGAAACTTAAAGATACACGTGCTGAAGATATACAAGATATGAGAGATAATATTGCATATCAAAAAGGTATATTAGATGAAAGAAATGAAATGTTAGCAACCAAATATAACGAATTATATGATATGCAAAGTCTTTATCAAACCTCATTAATGATATTATCTCAAGACCCAGATTTAAAACATGCTTTTGAGAAAATAACAGGAATGGATACCATAGAATTAGCAATAGAATCATGGAAATCATTTAAATCTTTTATGGAAGGGAACGAAATACCAGATAATATATTAGAAAAGGTCACATCTAAAAGACCTGAGGATATTATGAAAAAAATAGCAATTCCATCATTAACTGATATTCTTGGTAGTACGTATGGTGGAATAATCAATCCACTTATTAGCCAACTTGCAGCAATTCCTAATATTTTTAAACAATCAGGTTCGCATAATATACCACAAACTG